TTAATTTAATAGTTCTTTGTTTTTAATTTTTGACAGGTTTTTGACAGGTTTGTGAACATCTTCATTAAATATATCATTGATTGTTTCTAATGCAATTTCTTCTTTTAAATGTGTGTATATTCCTAGAGTTGTTTCTATTTTTTTGTGTCTAAGAATACGTTGGGCTATTTTCGGATTGACATCATTTTCAAATAATCTTGTAGCCATTGCATGTCTTAACTGATGGAAATATATGTGATTTCCTGTTACCTTGGAATAATATGCCATATTACCAGAGAGATTCCCTGGTTTGATATATTGTCCTGTATCGGTGCATATAAGAATATCAAAATGATGGTTTTCAAGATATTTAAGAAGTTTAGTCTTAAGCTGATATGGCATGGGGACAGTGTTCGTAGATTCATCTGTTTTTGTGGAGCTTATATAAAGAGTGTTTGAGTCATAGTCATATTCTAATGTTTTATTGATATAAATTTGATTGCTTTCAAAATCAAGATCATGGACATCTAAAGCAAACACTTCACCTATTCTTGCACCTGTATAGTATCCAATCCATAATGCCATTTCATATTGTTTTTTAAAAATCATGTTCTTGCTGTTTCTGATTCTATTAAGATAATCGTGAAAGATATCTTCAGATACTGGTTCTCTCGGTTTTGCATCTTTCTTTCCTAAATTGATTTTTGCCTTGTATGGATCCTTAAGGAAACCATTTATATAGGCAAATTTAAAAATATTATTAAGTAATCTAAGACATATATCTTTTGATCCATATGACAAAGTGGTTATTGTATCAAATTTTATTTGAACCAGATAATTATCAATCAAAGCGATTTTATATTTTCCAAATAGTGGACCAATATAATTTTTATATTTATTTTCATACATTTGTGCAGTAGATTTTTTTATAGGTGCACTTCTGATATAGAGTTTAAATACTTCGTCAACAGTAATTGGATTAATCTTATATACTTCTCCACTGGTAAGAAGCTCAGATTTTTTCAATGTTTCATGATTTAAAGCATCTGTCTTTTTTAAGAATCCACCTTTTATATATGTCTTTTTTTGACCATATTTATCTGTATAGTCAAAGTATACCTGATATGTATATCCTTTTGCTGCTTTCTTACTTTTTCTTTTTCTAATGCTCATAAAAACACGTCCTTTCATTTGTATTTGCCTTAGACGTGCTTTATGTGTTAAAATAAAGTACGTAAAAGGACTTTAGCGAGTTACTTTTATTTTGAGATGAGGTATTGGTAGTACCTCGAAAAGTTTACTGTTGGTAGCAGTAGACTTTTTAAATTATTTTCTATTCCCCTGTTGGTAGCAGGGGAGTTTTTTATTTTTATAGATTTAATAGTTCTTTCTTTTTAGATTCAAATTCTTCTTCGTTAATAATCCCCATATCTAAAAGTTCTTTTAACTTTTTTAACTCTTCGTATGGATCATTTTTTTCTTTAATAGTTTCTTCACTCTCTATTTGAACATTTTCTCTTGTTTTATAATTACTATATCTTTCGTATAGTTTTGAATAGGCATCTTGAGTTTTTTTGCCAGCAAAAAGGACAGCACATTCAATATTATTATTAGTAAATTCAACTGTCAGATATTTTTCACTATCTTTTTTCTTCTTTTTAAAAGCAAATGCAAAGACACCTAGAGTCAATAATCTAGTAGCAGTTACTCTTCTGCTTATTTGTTCAGCTGTTTCATAATGCATTCCAGTGATTGATGAAAAATCGATTTTACCTTGAGAAATGCCATAGGATATTGTTATATCTTCATTAGTGATTTTTAAAGTACAGTCTTTTTCTTTCTTAAGAGCAGGATGCCCACCTTTATATTCTAGTTTTATCGAAACATCGTCTAACAACCCTAGTTCTTTACGTCTTTCTTGCTCAGCTTTTGCTTCATCCCAACTTTCTTTTACAGTCTCTTTAGCTTTATTGGCCATTTCAGTTAATTTTTCCTTGTCAAATAATCCCATACTGTTTATCCTCCCTATTTTCTAATATATTGTTTATATTACATCACTTTGAAAAGCAACAGCTTTTCCAATCACTTTTACTTTTTCAAGTTCTTCGCCTGTTAAAACAATATCCTGATACTTATTATTTTCTGGTCTAAGAATAACCATGTTTTGTTCTTTATAGTAGTAGAAACGTTTTAATGTTGCTTCATCATCTATAATAACAACAGCAATCTCACCATTGTTTACAATGTCCTGTTTTCTTACAAAAACTATATCACCATCATGGATCCGTGCATTGATCATACTGTCACCTTTGCATTGCAGACAGAAATCGGCGTGAATATCTGTTCCTACCATTATATAGCTTTCTCTATTTTCGTCAGCATATATGGGTTCTCCACATGCTACGCTTCCCAAGAACGGAAGTTTTATTTTGTCTATTTTATAGATGTTATTAATATAATCGCTATCATCATTTGATTTATCTTCTACTAAATCTGATTTTAAAATACCTAAATAATCAGCTAGAATCTGTACTTTATCCATTCTCGGATATTTTTTACCGTTAACCCAATCTGATACTGTACTAGATGTAATATTCAAGTCATTAACAATATCAGCTTGAGTTTTTTTGTGTATGTTTAATTGATATTTTAAATTTTTAGAAAAAATATCTTTTTGTTTCTGTTTAGAATCCATAGATATCACCTTACTTTCTATATTAAGAATATCACTTTTAGCGTATTAAAACAATAAAAACATGAAAAAATTTCCGTTTTAAGTTGACAACACGCTTAAAGCGAGTATAATTATTGTCGAGGAGGTGGTTAAAATGCAATTAACTTTAAAAGCATGGAGAGTAAATAGTGGTTTGACAATTGCTGAAGTAGCTGAAAAACTAGGGAAAACAGAAAGAACTATTCAGAATTGGGAGAGTGGGACCACTATTCCAGATAAAGGTAATTTAGATAGTTTAGCTGAAATATATAAAACTACTATTGATCATATTTTTTTGGCTGACAATCACGCTTTAAGCGAACGATATGACTTATACAAGTAGAATAAAACAAAAAAAGGGTGATTGAATGGAAATATTGATGATAATTTTTGTACTTTTGATGATATTGAAAGTTTTTAAAGAAGTGTTCTTTATATTATTGGTAGAAATGAATTTTTATTTCTTTAAAAAAAGATGCAACAAATTTTTAAAAGATGCAAAATGCAAGAAAATGCATTCTCGCAACGAACTCTTAACTTGGTTTAAAGTTGAACAAAGAGCATACAAAAAAAGACAAGAGAAAATTGATGATTTATATGATTTGTGTTCTTTAATAAAGGAGCATTAAAACAAAAATATGAATTATAGTGAATGTTATTTGATTTGGTTTTTAACAGTTGTTATTGGATGGATCATTTTATATTTTTTAATAAAGTTTAAACTTTGAATTAATATTTAAGAGGGAGTGATGAAATGACAATATTAGTTAGCTGTATTTTAAGTGCTGTTATATCAATAGTTGTATCTGTCGCTATATGCTATGTTGCTATGATAATCCATTTTAAGAACATTGAAAAAGCTTTAGAAGATGTGTTGAGTTCGATTGATAGAAAGAAGGAAAGGTTATGAAAAATAAAGAAATTTTAGAACTTTTGAAAAAGGTCAGAAACATTGAAGATATTCAGCAGAAAATGCTAGAGGAATATGAAATTCCTGATGATATGGAAATTACAGACAGCATGATGCTTGGCTACTTGCTAGGTTATATCAACAGGATTCTTGAAAGGGGGTGAGCAGAAAAATGGAAGCGCCAATAGAGATTAAGATAAATTCTCAAGTTTTAGAAAAAATCATTATCCAGAGCTTGGAACAAAGTATACCCGTTAATAAGAATCAGACAAATGACAGTGAGTATCTGAAATGTGTTGGTTCAAAGGATACCATGGAAATTCTAGGAATAGGAAAAAGGGCATTTGAGAATCTCGTATGCAGTCATATTCTTGAACCAATGCAAATGGGCAGTGGTTTTAAAATTCCATTGTGGCAGTTAGAAGAATTTCAAAAAGCATATAAGGGTATGGATTAATCAACCTATGAAAAATGCGTAATTGCAAAAGAAAAAGTCGATGCGGCAACATCGACTAAAGATTAATTGTCTATCATAATTAATCACTTACATTTTAAGTGATTGGAAAGGGGAAATCAAGATGATGAAGCATGTTTTATTTGGTTTGGTAATTTTCTTTGCTGTTTTGACGTTCTTCAGCAGAGGAAATTCATCATTAGTGTGTGGATCATTAGTTTTTGTGACAACGTTGTTATTTGGAAAAGAGGTAGAAGCAGATGAAGATGAGTAGACCGGATCTGGTAGTGCCATATCAGGAATTGCCATTGAGAGATAAATTATATCCATATATTTTAACAACAGCTATAGTATTGGCAACTGTAGTTGCAGTCATTATGGTCAGTATGAAAGGAGCGTATTAATGAAAAAATTGGAAAAATTAAAAAATGAATTATTTATTCTTGAAATGAAGGATAGATGGACAAATGAAGATTATGCAAAGGTTAAAGAGTTAAGACAACAGATAAGGGAACTTGAAAATGAAGCTAAATGATTTCTTTGATCACTGTTATGTCTATGAAACAGTTGATAAGTCATCTGAATGGATGGAACAGCGCAAGACAGGAATAGGCGGAAGTGAAGTTTCAATCATCCTAAACATTAACAAATACAAGACACCTTATGAGTTGTTCATGGAGAAAAAAGGGAACTCAGTAGCACAGCATATAACAAATACAGCTATCGAAAAAGGGAATAGACTTGAGCAACCGTTAATTGATGTGTTCTTTGCATTGCATCCAGAATATATTCCAATCAATACAAAAATCATATCGTTGAAATCAAAACAATATGAATTCATGAATGCCAATCTGGATGGAGCGTTCCTGGATAATGATAAGAACAAGTGTGTTCTTGAAATCAAGACGACAACCATTCAGAACAGAGATATGCTTCATGACTGGGGCTACTGGGATGATGAACATGGTGTATGGATTGAAAGAGTTCCTGATGCTTATTATTGCCAGGTATTACATTACCTGATTGTTACTGGCTTTGATAAAGCAGTTATTTATGCAATGCTTGATTTTGCCTATAAAGATGGCCAGGAAACAAGAGAAATCACTATACATAGAAATGACGTTATTGAAGACATGCAATATATCATTACAGAAGAAAAGAAATTCTGGAAGATGTTAGAGGATAATATTCCGCCACCTTTCATGAAGATGAATTTTAGATAAAAAAGAGGTAAATTATGCAGAAATTGAAGTATACAGAGAATGGCATTTCTTATATAGAAAATGTGGATTTCTGGAAATTTGTAAATGCAACATTGAATCCAGATCCAATCTGTGGGGAATGTCTGAAACCAATCGCAAATGAAAAGTTTGTTCTGATTCCAATATTGAATGAAGTTTATTGTAAAAAATGTGCTAAGGAAGTATTACAGCAAATGAAATGGTATGAAGAAGACAGAAATATTCATGACGCAAGAACTCAATACTGGTGCAGAGCATTTGGAATAAATATCGAGGGAGGAAAAGAAAATGAAGTTGAATAGAGTACAGAATGAATTTCTTGGTTGTACATCAGCCATTGCAGTTGACAGCCAGGAACAATTTTTAAAGCTCAAGGAATGGATGGGTATACAAAATCTATTTCTTCAGGATGGAACACCTGTGACACAGTTAAATACAGATGTAACGAATAAACGTGTAGCATTCTATCGCGATGATATTGGAATGTTCGTAGGGTATGATCATCCGGCAAACATTGGAATGAATTATTCAATCAAAGAATTCAATGAAGCTTTTCCTGAAGCAGAAAACTATGAACAGAGAAGCTTGTTCGGTGGTGATGATGCTGCAAGCATACGACCACCTGAAGAAGATTTGGTTGCTGATCCAATGGAAGACATCGTGGAAACTGAAGTGAAAGAAGTGAAAAATGAACTTTCTTTAGCAGATACATTGAACCAGTTAGAAGTTGGCAAAATTACTCCTGCAACAATTACAGGGAATGTCATTGAATTCAAAGATACAGTCATTAACGCAATCAACAAATACAAAAACATTGTTGTTACACAGGATAATTTCAAAGAATTAACTGATACACGCGCAGATTTGAATAATAAGAAGAAAATCATCACTGAAAATAGAAAGAACATTAAAAATGAAGCTTTGAAAGAAATTAATGAAGTTTATGATGCCATGACAGATATTATCAAAGCCATTGATGATGTTGTTGGTCCATTGGATAGTGAAATCAAAGGATTTGAAGCAAAGGAAAAAGAGGCATTGAAACAAAAGATGATGGAAACAACCATCAATCCAACATTGGATATGCTGATCAAACAAGAAATGCTTGACGATGATACACGAAAGGAATTTACTTTCAAGCCATCATGGACGAATGCATCAGCATTTACCAAAACTGGAAATCTAACCAAAAAGACAACAGATGAAATCAACGCTGAATTAAATCGAATCGTTGAACTCTATAATCAGAAACAGAAAGATATTGAAACAATTAAATCAACGGTGACTCAGTTGTCTATTGCACATGGGTTGGATGCTCAATTGAATGTAGATACGTATGTTGAATTGTATAAAAAAGGAACTTCCATGCCTGATGTCCAGCAAAGAATCAATCGTGATGTTGAAATGATCAAGAATGCAGTGCAAAAGGAAGCTGATAAAAAGGCTCAGGAAATCGTTTCTAAGCAACAAATGCAAAACCATGAACAAGATACCGAAAATGTTAAAAACACTTTACAGGAGCAAAATAAACAATCAAACATTACAGTATTAACAGATGAAAAGACTGGTGAAGTATTGGCAAAAGGTAATGATCATCAGATTCTTGCTCAGATTGCTCCAACACCAGAGAAATTTGAAGGAAAGACATATGAATATACATATTATTTCAGTGGGTCATTTGGAGCAATCAAGACCTTCAGCAATATTTTAAAATTATTATCAATGATGTTTAAGGACTTCAAATACGAAAGAAAATAGGAGGAAAAGAGTATGCCATTAGTAAATAATTTAACACAATCAAAAAGTAACGAGAATAAAATCACAAAAATCATGACAGATACGGGAGAAATACAGCTTTCTTCCAAAACTGTAAGAAATTATTTGGTAAATGGAAATGGAGAGGTAACTGATCAGGAAGTTAAGCTATTCATTGGTCTGTGTGCCGGACAGAAATTGAATCCTTTCATAAAGGAAGCATACCTTATTAAGTATGGAAGTCAACCAGCACAGATGGTCGTATCAAAAGATGTTTATCAAAAGCGTGCAAACAAGAATCCACAATATGCAGGTAAGAAAGCTGGAATTGTTGTAATTAATATAAATGGTTCAGTTGAATACAGAAATGGAGCCCTGCTAATTGAGGGGGAAACCCTTTTAGGAGGATGGTGTGAAGTTTACAAAAAGGACACTGATGTACCAGAAAGAGTAGAAGTTTCATTTGATGAATATGTAGGAAAGAAAAAAGACGGTTCAATAAATAATCAATGGGCTACAAAACCAGCAACAATGATAAGAAAAGTAGCGGTTGCACAGGCACTCAGAGAAGCATTTACAGAGGATTTTCAAGGTTTGTATACAGCTGAAGAAGCTGGTGTAGATGAAAATGAATTAGATAGCAATCCTATCGATGTAGATACTGTGTACGAAAATACACATGCAATAGAACAACATTCTACTTCTCCAAAAGTTGAAAGTAATCGTCAACTAGTTGTCGATGATGATCCAATGGCGTAGATGTAGAGGTTAGTTCATTATGCAGGAGGATAAGAAAGGATACGTAAAGCTCTATCGAAAAATTGAAGATTGGAAGTATTTCAGGGATCCATATGTGCTTCAGGTTTTCATCTTCTGCCTCCTGCATTGTGAGTATGTCAAGGAGGACAATACAATCGCAAAATTTCGTTCAGGGACCTTTGAAACGACAAAAAAAGAGATGTGCGATATACTCGGTATCAGCAGAGATAAATTATACAAATGTCTGAAAATCCTAAAAGATGATGGAGCGATTGATTATTGTTTGAATGGAAGAATTACAACTGTAAGGGTACTGAAATACGATCTTTATCAGGCTATCATGAATAGAAATTTTGATGAATAAGTGTACGTGACACAGACACTTACTGTACGTAATACGGACACTTATCGTACGTGTGGCGTACACTTACTGTACGTAATACGGACACTCCATCTATATTAAAGAAATAAAAGAAAAAAAGAAAATAAAGAAAGCAGTGCTGCTGCATATTTGCTAACTATGTTATAGAGTAGGAAGCCAAAAAAGCTAACAGCAGACCAGACTGATTTCGTTTATCAGGGGGATGTTAGGATTTTGGAAAAAACTGAAATTTTGGAAATTCTAAATTTCATGAAGATTGTCTATCAGGGAAGAAAGATTGATGACAGTGATGAAACGATTGCTACATGGAAGATGATGTTTGATGAATATTCAAAGAACGAAGTCTTGTCATCCATCAAGAGGTTGGTCAAAAAGAGCAAGTATGTTCCATCCATTCATGAAATACTCGAAGAAGCTGAAAAGTCATTTACGGTCGAAAGGATGGTCAGAAAGGATTGCATAATCATTCATGTTCGCTTTCATGATCAGCTGATACCATTCAAGTTCAAGACAAAAGATGAAGCAATGAAGCTGATTGAGATATTAAGAGCCAATCCAAGCAGGGAAGACATTATGCTATGCCATGAACAAAACACAAGATTGTATGCACCATTTGCAGAAGCGATTTATATAAACCAGTCTGACCGAGATGAATTTGAGAAAAGAAAAAGAACAGAATACTTTGCTATGAAGCTAAAGGAAAAAGAAAGGGGAAATGAAAATGGCAATTGATTTTATTAAAATGATGCAGCAGGAGCAGAAAAACACAAAAGATGATAAACAGGTCAAAAAAGAGGAAAACGTTGCTGAGGCGAAGCCTGTAGCTCCAAAACAGGACAAAAAGATTTATTCTAAGACGAGCAATTCAAGCAAAGCTAAAACACCTACTACAGAAAATGGATATGTCTATCCGTTTAGTCTTTACACTGAAGGCCATATTGTAGATGTTTCCAACTATGGATTTGAGGATGGAAAAACATATACAGACAAGCAGATTAGTCAGATCATGCTTGATCATCGTCATTATGAATTTGCTGGTGAAATGACATACAAGATGTTTGAAGATGACAACACACTTGTTGCAACTGCAAAACAGTACAAGAAAGGGTGATGAATCGTATGGGGGAAAGATATGTATTCATTATCGTTGGAGTTGGTGGAACTGGTTCTCTTCTTGCAAGAGACCTCCCTAAGCTTCTTATCAATACTGACCACAAGATGCTGCTTGTAGATGGTGACCGTGTCGAAAGAAAGAACATGAAGCGCCAGTCCTATCAGGAGCAGGATATAGGCGAGTATAAGTCGATTGCGTTGTCTGCTAAGGTTAACACCTTCTATGATACACATTGTGAAGCAATGGGCCTTTACCTGACAAAAAATGAGATTCTTGAATACTGCAACAATAACTACCTCTATACACCAGTCATTCTTGGATGTGTGGACAATGATACAACTCGAAAGATTCTTGAATATACGTTTGAAAATCTTGAAAGATGCTATTATCTGGATTCGGCAAATGGCGAATATGAAGGAAACATATTCATTGCCTATAGATATTCCCATGATGGAAAGATTTATGGGGCATTGAGAAGCAAGACGTACAAACTGGAAGATGATATACATCCACTTGATGAATCATGTGAAGTACAGGCATCAAAGGGGAATGTGCAGTTTTTGGTTACGAACAACAAGATGGCCAACTATCTTCTGGAGCACTGCAATGCATTGCTGATGAGACAGCTGAAGGGTGGTGTTCAGCGTGTTGAGCGATTTGGTTCAGTATTTTACTCAGATTGATGATGATTATGATGCAATGGAAGATATGGATCTTACTTATTTTCTTCGATTTGTCCATAAATTCACTGTTGATGATGAAATAAAGAATCAGATAGAAGTAGCAATTCATAGAGATATAGAGCAATTCTTAGATGTATATCAATATGGATTCTGTGAAGAAAACTATCTGAATGATATGCATCTGGCTGATGCTCTTAATATGAGGTATGACAATGTTCTTGTTACGATGATTCTATCATGCGTTATGCATACAATGCATTTTGATGTGATATGTGAAGATTATGATTTTGCTATAGCACTCGATGATGGCAGTCATATTGATACAGAACGCTATCGCATAGATAACTATAAGCCATATGATTCAAACAGAAAGATAGACAAATATCTTAATGATTTCATAGTTGGTTGTCTTAGAGATTTTGAGGATCCAAACCATCCTGGATACATTGATGGATATGATGCAGAAACAGAAAGAATGATTGTTTCATACATAAGACTGAAAAACAAATCATATGCAAGAAAAATAAGAAAGGCCTATGCAAAGAATCCACGTGTAAGACAAATGTTCAATGAGCTGAAGTATTACATGGTCAATGGGGAATTTGTATTCGCTGAAAATTACAATATTGAAGCAGTTTGGTATAATGGCTTTTTTGATATGGATACAGTATATGATGGTGTAAAGGCGCTAATTTCAATATTTGGAATCACTGATACCAACCATGAAAGTCTGTCCTTCAAGAGGGCATTGGCCAACATGAATGAACACTTTTATTGCTATTCACACGAAAGTCATAACAGCTATTTATTTTCTGAAATATTAAGGTGTCATGCAGCACCAGATGGTGAGGTGATTCTATGATGGAATTAATTGCACGAATCAATTCGGAAAGCAATGCAGTAGAAATCGCACTCAAGGAGAATGGCAGAAATGAACCACTGTTCAAGAAGGTTGACATTCAGGAATTCTGCAAGATCATCAGAAAATCGTTTGAAAGGAAAGCTGAAGATGCTCCAACAAAAAATATTGTCCTGCTGAATTCACAGATCATTGCCATTGATGAACATTATGCAGTCATCAAGCAGGAGGGAAAGAAAAGAATTGTCAATTATGCTGAAAGCAGCAGTGACGAGATGCTTGTATACAATATCAATTTTCCAAATGCCATATACATTGTTTATTTTACTCACGAAAGAGTTGGAAGCATAGAATGCTACGCTTACAAGGAGTATAAAGCTGAAGAAACCGAACTCTATGAATATCCAATGCCAAATGAACTTTCTGGCAATAAGATGTGCATTGGAAACGCTGAACGCAAGATCATTGACAAAGACATTGTTGGAGCACTGGAAAGAATCATATTTACACCATATTCTCATCCAACATTCAGTGGGATGAACGGATTTTCTAGAACAAAGACTTATTTTGAACATCTTGAGTCAAATGAATTTCCATACAAGCTCATGAAGCCGTTGAACAAAAAATTAAAAGATGTACTGAAAGGATAGAAGTGATGATGAAAATAACAAAAGAAGAAAGACAGCTATATAAGTTTCTTGATTGTGTTAACAAGATCTTTGGAAAGACAGATGAAAAAACATATGTTGCAGGATTGCTTGATAAATTATATTTTTACGCACCTGGTTATTGTGGTGTATATGAATCAATGGAAAACATAGATAGACTTATTGATGCATATGACTTTGATGAATGCCTTTATCAGTTGAAACAGCTACCCAACAAATCGTTTGTGCTTGATAAAGTGGATGGGGATGCACTCAGTAATGCCAGAACAAGAGGCAATATTGTCAGCTATGTAGATGCCAGAATGGGGATTAGCTGGGTTGATGAAATGGATAAGCATTACACTAAGAAGATAGCAAAAATAGCATCCATAACAGGGAAATGGATCAGTGATGATGATGTCGGGTATCTTAAGATGTTTGATCAATTCAATGTTCATAACGGATATGATTATTTGAGATTTGAAACAGAAGATGATCTTTCTAAGATTTCCCTGATATTCACTGCCACTGCTGTTGTTCCGGATGCAGACGACAGTTCACAAATGAAAATAGAGGCATATGTAGAAAATCAACAAGAACCGCCTGAAGAATTCGAGGACGAGGAATATGGCGACCCAATGGCCTGATAGTGGACTCATCTTTGAAGTTCCAGGAGTCCGTGGAAAGGGAAGACCGAGATTCACAAGAATGGGTATTGCCTATACAGATAAGAAAACTGTTGAATATGAAAAGCTGATTAAAAACAGTTACCTAAAGCACACAAGTTATATCTCAGACAAAAGCATACGAATGAGCATGTATGTGTGCTTTTCTCCAAACAAGAGTGATACAAAGAAAAATAAGGCATTGAAGTTGAGCAATGCTTTTAAGCCAAAAAAGAAGCCTGATGTTGACAATGTGATAAAGGTTGTTTTGGATGCATTGAACAAGGTAGCGTATTGCGACGATACGCAGGTCAATGAGATACATGTGATAAGGCATTATGATGAACAGGAGCGATTGATCATATGCTTAAGTGAGAATGGTGAGCTGTTTGTTAAGAAAGGTTAAGAATTTATGATTGGAGTGAAAATATGAAACAAACAACAATGATTTTTTTCTTAAATGTTGCAGTAATGATATTTACATCATGGTTGATTTATTATTTCAACAATGGTTGGTGGATAATATTATTTATTATTTGCTATTTTGGAAAATATGAAATAAAAGATACAGGTGGTGATGAAAATGAAACAAAAAATCAAATGTAATACGTGTGAATTTTGTGAATACTTTGAGGAACAGGAAGGTTATTTCTGTGTACATCCTCATGAATCAGAACCAAAATTGATTGATAAAAGTAAAAGATATCAGTTGAAAATTAGATCACCTAGATGGTGTAAGAAAAAAATACAGGAAGTGAAAGATGATGTGGCCTGATTTAGGAAAATGTATAGAAAATATGAAGTTAATTGATAAAGTCACGGAAACTAAATATCTTCCTTATCCTTCAAGAAGTAGAAGAATAAAGAACAAGAGAAGAAACAAGAGAAGAAACAAAAGAAAGAAGTGAAAGATGATGAAGTATAGAAAGAAACCAGTAGAAGTTGAAGCTATTCAATGGACAGGAAACACAAGCGAAGTAAAGAAGTTTTGTGGCAACAAATGCTCGTATAACGTAAATGATTCTGCGTGGCAAGTCGGAAAAGGAGTTCCACATGAAGAACTTATTATACATACTCTCGAAGGTGATATGAAAGCAAGTAGAAATGATTACATCATAAAAGGAATAAATGGCGAAATATATCCATGTAAACCAGATATATTCGAAAAAACTTATGAAAAGGTTGAAGAAAGAGAGTTGTTAAAATGAATAAACAAGATTTGATGAAACAGCTCATTGATTTGTATCAGCAAAGAGAATTTGTTCAGCTTCCTTGTACGCAGCTGATTATAGATAAATACATAAAGAAGCTTGAATTAATGTTAAAAAATTTATTGTGAGAGGAGTTGTGACTATGCCTAACTGGCTTATTAATTTTTTCGCAGGACTTGGAATGCTGGAAACAGCATTGCTGGTTGTTGGTGGGATTGTTATAGGATTAGCTATTAGACGTGCTGAAAAATAGGAGGGTATTATGGATCAATTAGAGAAAGAATTGTTAAAAAAATTATGTGATTCAGGAAGAGTAAGAATGCTTGAACTAGTAAGGTCAGATATTAAAAATTATAGGAATTTAAAAGTGGAATTAGAATTGCTTGATCAAGAATATGCTAAAGAAGTTATAACAAGGCAAGAAAAAGTATATTTTAGTGATGAGGATATAAAAAAAATCAAGTCACCAGGATATAGCGATGGATTAGGTGGACACGTAGAGCCATTGGACAAAAAAATCATAAGATTAAATGAGGAAAAAGAGAAAGCTAATCAAGAGTTAAGAAATTTTTACCAAGAAAATAATTATATTTATTTTAATCGTAAGTGGATATTAATGTCTAGAATTGCTTTTGTAGACGATATTCTATCTAGATTGGATGAATATGATAAACAATTCATAATTGATTTGTATATTTCTCCTATAGGGTTTAAAAGGGTAATGAACAAGTATAATATTGAAAATAATGGAGATGTTTATAGAAAAGCAAGTAATATTTTAAGAAAGGTATTATAAAAGTAATTATTTTATTATATATAGATAGTAAATGAATTTTTACAATTTTATATAAAAATGTTTTAATAATTGAATATTTATGATAATATGTGTTAAAATTATTGTGAAAATAATAAAATAAGAAGGAATGTTTAAAATGGGAAGGAATATAGTATACTATGGATACCATGGAACTTCTTTAGAAAAAGCACAAGATATATTAAGGTCAAAAAGATTTATAGAAAGTGAAAATGATGGTACTGTTTTTCAATGTTTAAAAACAAGAGCAAAACATTATCATTGGTTGGGTAGAGGAGTTTATTTTTGGGATAATGATATTGAAATTGCTAGATATTGGGGGAAAAAAAGATATAAAAAGAGAAAATTTTCCGTTCTAGGTGTTCCAATAGAATGTGATAAAGATAGAGTTCTAGATTTGAGACAAAATTTAAAAAGAAAGAGTATGGAAGATTTAATTAATTTGATGATTATACCCTATTTAGATTTCGATTTTAATGAATATTCTACTAATGAAAAAAATACATTTATTGGTTATGTTTGTGATGTGCTATGTGAAAGAAATATGTACGATGTATGTTATAACGATTTTGAAATAGATTCCAATCAAGATTTGTTATATACTAAAGTTACACCTCAAATTTGTGTAAAAAATAAAAATGTAATAAAATATGATGAATTAGAATTAGTAGATTAGAAAGGAAGAATGATTATGTATTCAATTAGAAAGGGCATTATCTTTGATAATTTAGATCCTGAGTTGCAGGAAAGTTTACGAAATTTAGGATTTCATGAAGGAGATAATCTTAGTGAAATATTTCAGGGCTTTCTAGATAAAAGAGAAATAACATTAGATGATTATATTTCTAAGTTTTATTATTTGGACATGGATTGCAGTATTAGTAGATCATTTAAGCTTAGTACAACTGCTATGACTTTAAATAAAGATGCTAAAATTGTGAGCTTTTTGCATACAAAAACGTTGTTAAAGGATCAAGAAAAAATTAAAGTGAAAGAAAAAAATATTTTTGGAAGATTAATCTCTAATAACAAATTTGGAGGTATAGAAAATGTCAGATTTAGTGTTTAAAGGTTTTCAAATAAAAAAAATTGATTTTCAATTTATAGATGAAGGAAAAGATAATGCAAGTATAGGATATAAAATAGAAAAAATATCTGATTACTCTTATGAATTATTTTTAGAACTTGAATTTATTGATAGTGATAGAAATGATGAAAAAATATTAAAATTATGTGTTCAAATTTCAGGATTATTTGATTTTGTGGGAGATGATAGAGAGAATTTAGAAATTGAGCAAATTGAAGAAATTGTTAAAATTAATGGTTCTGCTATCTTGTTTCCATATATAAGAGCTTTAATACAAAATATTACATCATATGATACATCAAGAGAGATTATTATGTTACCTGCAATAAATATAACTGAGGTTATTAGAGAAATAGATAAAAACAATCAGATGCACAGTAAAGAAGACAAAATAGATTAATTTTTTATTCTTTGTTAATGCTATATTATGTAAATATGAATTATGATATTATTATAATGTCAGGAATTGGCAAAGATGGATGAACATTTCCCCGATAATTTGAATATCCCTTGTGAAAGAGCACGTAAGTGTTCTTTTTCTTTTATGGCGACATCACACATCCTCAATATAATTTATAATAATAAGCCAGCTAGACATAGAGTTCATTTTGAAATCCCCTTTAAACATACATTTTTTCTGATTGTGGTGTCGCTTTAAAAGAGAAAAATCAAAAAATATATTAATAAATTAAGGATTTGTTGCACAAAATTGCCATTTTTGATATATAATATATATGCAAAGGGGAAATGATTATGAAAGAAATGAAAATTCAATCTTTTGTTTATTGTGAAGATATTCAAAATGATCCACAAGGTAAAACAGTAATAGTTGGTCCTTTACAAATGATCATAACTAAATATATACCGACTGATTATTCGTTTAACATTTCATTTGGAATTTTTAATGTGCCTAAAGATGGTTTTTCAATCAATACAGAATTCTACAATCCTAAAGGAGAAAAAATATCTGAGAATGTATTGACTGCACCACAATTCCCAGAAGAAAAAATAAATTTTCCAGATTTACCATTAGGAGTTCAAATTAATATTGGATTTAGAAATATTTCATTTGAAATTCAGGGGGAATATAAAACTGTGATTAAAATAAACGGTCAAGAATGTGGTACTTATCCTATAGAGGTGTATGGTGCTAAATCAGTATAAATATAGTTCTGTTAGTAAAAGTAAAACTAATTCTACTGGCTATGTATTAACTAGTTTTTTGATTATAGGAACTAGTATGATTTTAGGATTACCACATATAAATTCGAATATCGATAATTTTAAAAATGAAGGTGTTCAAAATTCGTTTTGTATTTTTGAGTCACAGAATAACAGAGATGAACAAAATATTACTCATACAAATTTTTCTATAGATATAGATAAAGAACAAGGTGGTACAATGAGTTTAGAACTTACTGAGAATTTATCCATTTTAAATGATTTTCTTGAACTAGAAGATAATTGGGATGGAGAAGGAGCAAAACAATTCAATAAAGAGTTTATTGATTTTTTATCTCAAATAATTATGAGTTTATCAGTTCAACCAGATATTTTTCCTTTACAAGACGGTAGAGTTGTATTTGAATTTGGAAATGTAAGAAGTAAATATTTAGAATTTTCAATTAATGATGAAAAATATATGGATATTTATAAGAAAACTGAAGATGGGCAACGATATAAATATGTAAATGTTGCTTTTACAGAGAATAGATTTGATCAGGAAGTGAAATGGTTTGACAATTGATTTTGATAATTGTGAAAAATTATATAGAGGAGTAAAAAGAAAACCAAAGTTTATAAAAAAAGATAAAACAATTTCTAGGCACTGTTTTACATATACAGGTAATGGTAGTAATGGATGTTCTGTTTTTAGACAGATGAATAGAGACAATAATGATGCTGTTAAAGATGCATTAGATAAATTAGGAAAATATGCTGATTTTATGGTTTCTATTACTTATGGTTCATGTTCTAATGCGGATATTTATGTTGAGCATACTCCAAGTAAAGGTAGTGAATTTCATTCTGAGTTATTTCAAAATAAAGAAAAAGAAAAATTAAATGATGAACAGTTAGATTACTTAGCCATTAATTGTGAGATTGAAGAAAATTTAGATTAAAAATTTATTTATTTATTTGATTAACCACACACTGCTGTGGTTTTTCTTTGGCTTAAAACAAAAAAAGCTGGTGTTACCTCACCAGCTGTTGCTAAGCTTAATTGGATTAAAAAATTATTTTGGAGTATGTCGTTTATGGGCATCTACATGTGTGCCATCTTTTCGTGTGTAACTTTTAACTTTGACTGTCATTGGTCCACGACGAGGTGGTTTTTCTGTACATTTTCCTTTTGCCATTGTATCACCATCCTTTCCTGGAAGACTGATTAAAAATGGATAAAAAAGCTTAGCTATTATAAGTATATAACATTAAAACAGGAGGAAAAAGTTATATGCGCCATAGCTCAATAAAAATTTTAGGAACTCGTTATAAGTTGCAAGTCAATGATAAAGAACATGATTTTTTATTGCGTGATAGATACGCATATTGTGATCCATCATCTAAAAAAATAGTCATATGTAATTTAGAAAAAGAAGATGATATTGAACAGGAAAATGTAAATGAATTTAAAAATAATTTATTAAGGCATGAGATTATTCATGCTTTTTTAATTGAATCAGGATTGAATGATGCTTGTGATTGGCATTGCGAAGAAATGGTTGATTGGTTAGCGATGCAATTTCCAAAGTTATCATCGTTGTTTGATCAGTTAAATATATAAACTTCAAAACGACAAATAGGAGGTGGTGATATGACTTGAAAGAGAACTGGGAACTTGCCTATGAGGATTATAAGAAAGGCCTCAAGCGAAAGGAAATAGCTGAAAAATACAATGTTTCAATTAATACAGTCAAGTCATGGAAAACTCGCCACTGGAATAAGATGGATAAAAAAGAGGGTGCACCCCCAAAGAAGAAAAGAGGTGCACCCCTAGGCAATAAAAATGCAACTGGTCCTCCAGGTAACAAGCATGCGGAAAAGCATGGCTTTTTTTCTAAATGGCTGCCAGAAGAAACTCAGCAGATTATTGGAGAAATGCCAACAAATGAAATTGATACATTGTGGATGAATATCCAATTGCAATTTGCAGCAATCATTCGTGCTCAAAAGCTCATGTATGTACATGATCAGGAAGATAAGACTATTGAGAAGATTGAAGAAAAGGATGGCAATGTTATTGGTGAACGCTGGGAAGTTCAGCAGGCCTGGGATAAGCAGGCTACTTTTCTATCTGCTCAGAGTCGTGCCATGAAAACTCTAGAAAGCATGATAAAGCAGTATAATGATATGCTTCACAAAAATTGGGATATGGTTACTGAGGAGCAGAAAGAACGTGTTAATCTTATTCGTGCTCAAATTAATGCGGTTAGTGCAAAGACAAACGAAAATGACACTGAAGAAGGAGTTATGATTGTTAATGATTTACCAAGAGGTTAAATTATCAGACATCATCATCCCAAAGTTTCATGCTATATTTAATGATGTTGACCATATGCATCAGATTTTAACATCTGGGCGTGCTGGTACTAAATCTTCATATATGGGAATATTATCTGATTATCTCATTGCAGGAGAGGCAGGCACTGCGGTTGTCATTATGAGAAAGCATCATGTGAAGCTTGAAAAAACTGTATTCAAAGAATGTCTGCGTGCTATGAAAAGACTTAAACTGAATAAAAAGTATTTTAAGATTACAAAAAAGCCCATGCGTATTACCAATATAAAGAACTCAAACACCATTTATTTTACTGGTTCTGACAGTGTGGATGATACAAAAGGTATGATTGATGAAAATAACGCTATAAAGCTTGTTGTCCTTGATGAGCTAACAGAGTTTTTTGACAAGGGTGAAGGCGAAGAAGAGATAAATAACATTGTGGCCACATTCGTCCGTGGTAATGATAAGGATTTTAGAATGCTTTATCTATATAATCCACCCAAGAATCCAAAAGCACCAATTAATGAGTGGTGTCATAAGATGGAACAGAGAACCGACTGTATTCATATACATGTCACATATCAGGACGTTCCTGTGTCATGGCTTGGACAAAAGCTGATTGATGAAGCCAATGCGATGAAACAGGCAGATGAAAAAATGTATAATTGGATTTGGCTTGGAAAATCAGTTGGATTGGATGATCTGATTTATTATATGTTCAATCCAGAGAAGCATGTTGTGGACCCTAAAAAATCAATAGAATATGATTTGTTATTCGTGGGTATAGATGCAGGACATTTGAATGCGACAACTTATGAGGCTTTTGGGTTGGATTTCTATAACAAGAGATTTCAGGGACTATTTGAATATTATCACTCTGGAAGAGATACAGGTGTTCAGAAGAGTCCTAGTGAATATGCCAGTGATTTTCGAGATTTCATTGATTCTATATATGATAAATTTGGTGAAATGCCAGTATATGCATGTATCGATCCATCAGCGGTTGGACTTGCTGAGGAAATCAATCGTGTTTGTCCGGAAGTGATATTTCCCAAGATAGATAATACTGTTGAATTAGGAATAAGCAGAGTTCAAAAGCTGCTTATTTTTTATGTCCTGAAATTAAGCATCTATCAGAAGGAACTTGAAAAAGAAATGTATTTATACAGTTATGATCCGGATTCCATAGATAAAGGAAAAGAAAAACCAATCAAGCAAAACGATCATTGTGAGGATGCAACAAGATATGCTGTCATGGGAGCTTGGGATTATATAGTCAACATGCTTCCAATGTTGAACGATTAAGGGAGGTGAAATAATGATAGCAAGTGATGTAAGAGATTTTCTTGAAAAATTAGGCTATGATGTTCAGACCTCGCTGAATCATAGAGAACACATGCAGTTATGGAGAGAATGGTATCGCGGTAAAGTCGATTCCTTTCATAATTATGTTATCTACAATGGTATAAAGGAAGTTAAGAAGACAAAAAAATCACTGGGAATGGCAAAGAAGAGTTGTGAGGACTGGGCTGATTTGCTTTTGAATGAAAAAGTAAAAATTACAGTCGATGATGCTTATCAGGATATTCTTGATAGCTGTCTTAATGAGAATGACTTTCAAGCGCAGTCAAATGCACTTATTGAGTTAAGCTTTGCATTAGGAACGGGAGCATTTGTTGAATATGCTTCAGCTTCAACACAAAGCGGATGCCAGATTGATTATATTAATGGCAATATGATTTTTCCTTTACGAATAAGAAATGGAAGAATTATAGATGTAGCCTTCGCAAGTCAAATAGGCGATAACAAATATTATGTCAATATCCATGAAAAAGTAGGTAATCAATATAGAATTGAGAATATTATATTTGATGCTGAAAGAGGCGGTAAGTATAGTATTGATGAGATTCCAGAAGATGTACAGAGGGTTATCTATTCACCTGTACCTTTGTTCCAGATCATTAAACCAAACATGGTTAATAATTCGGACATTGATGAGCCTATGGGGATGGCTGTTTTTGCCAATGCACTGGATGAGATGATGGACTGTGATGAGAAATTTGATTCATATTTTAACGAATTTCAGTTAGGGAAGAAAAGACTTTTCCTTGATCCATCAGTTCTTAACGTGATTCCACCTATAAACGATAAAAACGGTCGAGTCCCAGCAACACCGGCATTTGATCCAAATGACACAACATTTTATGCATATCGTGGTGGATCTGATATGAAAGAAAAAATCAAAGAAACAGAATTCAATCTTCGTGTTGACGAGCACAGTCAGGCATTGCAGGACGCATTAAATTTGTTTGCTGATAAGGTTGGATTTGGTTCTGATCATTATGTTTTCAAGGAAGGAAAGGTATACACAAACACTGCTAATATCATTTCAAGCAATTCGAAGATGTTTAGGCGTCTTAGAAAGCATGAACTTATCTTGAAAAAAGCTTTGGAAGATATGGTAAAGGCTGTTCTATATGTTTCCAATGGCATAGTATACAGCAATGATATTCAAGTTGATTTTGATGATTCAATCATTGAAGATAAGGATACAGAAAGAAAACAGGATCAGGCAGATATGGCCAATGGAACACTCCGAAAAGATGAATATCGCGCTAAATGGCGCAACGAAACATTGGAACAGGCTCAAAAGAACTTGCCTGTCGAGGCTGATGCATTGCCATGATATCACCAGAAGATATGGAAACTTATGGATATGGTCATGAAAGTATTTTTCTTGATCTTGAGCAAAGAATTCTTAAAGATATTGTCAGGAGAATTAAAAACACAGGAGTGATAACCAGATCAGCTGATTTTCAGTTAAATCAATTAAAAAAGATTGGATTCAGCGACAAGGATATCAAAGAAATGCTAACAGAAACTCTGAAGTCATCTAATGAGTATATTGATAAATTATATACTGAAGCTATAAAAACAGATTACATTGATAATAAATCACTGTATGAAGCAACGGGAACAGATTTTATTCCATTTGAAAAAAACACACTGCTTCAAAACAACATTAAGGCTTTAAAAAAGATGACCAATGATGAAATGAAAAATTTATCACGTTCTTTAGGTTTTGTTGTTTTGGAAGATGGTGAAACGAAAGCAGTTAAATTAACTAAATATTTTCAAGACATCTTAGATAGAGTTGTTATTGATATTACTGCTGGAGCTTTTGATTACAATACGACATTAAGAAAGGCAATCAATGAAATGACAAAATCTGGGATAAGATGGATTAATTATGAATCAGGGTACCATAACAGGATAACTGTTGCAGCTAGAAGAGCTGTCATGTCTTCTATTGCCCAAATGTCAAGGACAGTTTCTGAGGATACTGCAAGAAAAATTGGAACAAATGATTATGAGGTATCAGCTCATGCCAATCCTAGACCTACACATGCATTGTGGCAAGGGCTTGTATTTACTAGACAGGAACTTGTTTCTATTTGTGGATTAGGCACTGTTACAGGATTGGGTGGAGCAAATTGTTACCATACTTATTATCCGTTTGTAAAAGGAATATCAGTGAGAGCATATACTGATGAAGAGCTTGAGGAGATGGCCAATAGCACTCCAAAAGAATGGAATGGCAAGGAATATACAGGCTATGAAGCAAAGCAAAGAATGAGGCAAATAGAATCCAACATGCGAATGTATCGTGAAAGAATAGCATTGCTAAAAGAAGGAGATGGCAATGAATTAGATATCATGAATGCTCAGATACAATATAGATCATGCATGGATGAATATGTTCGATTTAGCAAAGCGATGGGTATGAAGCAACAAAAAGAACGTATCTATATGGATGGTTTAGGTAAAGTTGGAGCATCAGGTATCAGCACATCAGATCTGATTAAAAAAAGAGACCTTATCAAAGAATGATTGATATTTTATTAAAATTTATAGAGCACAGCGTAAAGCAGGTGCTTTTTATTTTGTCCTGGAGCATGACGTTTAAAAGGCTTGTGTCTCGATGGCAAGAGATATAAAACAGCCAACCTAAACCGGAGAGAACCGGATATAAAAAACACAGGAGGAAAGAAAATGGAATGGTTAAAAGAATTTTTAGGTGATGAATTGTATTCTCAGGTTGAAGCGAAACTAAAAGGCAATGATAAAGTAAAGTTGGCCAATCTGGCAAGTGGAGAATATGTTTCAAAATCGAAGTTTGATGACAAAGAAAAAGAACTTGCTACTGCAAATGATACAATTAAACAATTGAAAGAAACAGCAGAGAAGTTCGATGGTTCAGATATCGAAAAGCTAAGAGAAGAATTAAAAAACACTCAAACTAAGCATGATGCTGAAACCAGACAATTGAAAGAAGACATGAAAAAGCGTGATGCTGTGGATGCTTGGCTCGATGCGCATCCAACAAAGCATAGAGCATTGATGCGTTCACAATTTGATTATTCAAAATTAACAGTTGGTGAAGATGGGAAGATTTCTGGAATTGAAGAAATCGGTAAATCATTGACTGAAAGCTATTCTGACATGTTCGTAAGCAATGACGAAGGGGATGATACCCAATCAAATCCTAAAGATGGTGGTATTGACCATGGAAAATCACCACAAGAAAAGGATCCTGGAAAAATGAGCATGGAAGAATATAGAGCGTGGCGTGAAAAACAATAGACAAGGAGGAATGAAAAATGCCAAATAAAATTTTAACACCAGAAATTATTGCTAGAGAAGCCTTAATGGTATTGCAAAACAATTTAATTATGGCCAACTTAGTACATAGAGATTATGATTCAGAATTTGTTGCAGGAGTTGGTGATACTATTACTATTCGTAAGCCAGCTAAATTTGTGGCACATAACTTTACAGGGAACATTGTAGTTCAGGATGCGGTCGAAGGAAAAGAAAGTGTCAAATTAGACCACTTCAGAGATGTTTCGTTCAAGGTGACTTCTAAGGAATTAACATTGGATATCAAGAATTTCTCAGAACAGTTCCTTCAGCCAGCGTTAATGGCAATTGCACAATCAATTGATGAGGACATTCTAAATGTCGTAGCAGGAGTCAACAATGCCGTAACAGCAACTGCCAATCCAACAAATTTAAAAGATATTGCAGACATTTCGAAGATGCTTGACATCAACAAGGCACCTATGTCTATGCGTAGACTTGTGTTGAACCCAGAACACAAATATCGTTATGCGTTGACGGACAACCTTTCTAAAGTGTCTTATGCAGGAACAGGAGATACTTTAAGAAATGCTGAACTTGGTAAGGTTTATTCATTGGATACTTACATGGATCAGAATGCTCCATATTCATTTGCTACTACTCCAGGAACAATGACAACTTGTAAGGTTACTGGGAATGTCAATGAAAAGAAATTACAGATTACTGATGCAAAAGCAGCTACAGGGACATTGAAAATCGGTGATGGTTTAATCATTGATGGACGTATGTATCGTATTATGAAAGATGCAACAGCGGCTTCAGGAGCAGCTACTGATGTAGAGATTGATATGCCATTGCATATTCAAATCGATGAAGCTACAGATGCGTATATTGTTACAAAGCATCATTCTCTTGCATTCCACAGAAATGCGATAGCTCTTGTTACAAGAACATTGGCATTGCCTATGGGAAATAAACAGGCAGCAGTTGTACAGGACAATGGACTTGGTGTCAGAGTTGTCTATGACTATGATACAAACACTAAAACAGATTATGTATCATTGGATGTTCTTTATGGAATTAAGTTGTTATATCCTGAATTAGCAGTCAAATTGGTTGGCTAATATGAAAGCAGTTGATTTCAACTATTACCGAGAAGAATACTATGGTGATAGTATTCCACAGGAAGAATTCAAGAAATACGAAAAGAAGGCCAGAGCACATGTTTCTGGTCTTACTTTTGGAAAGATTGATGTCATGGACGTTGATGAGGATGAAAAAGTAAAAGACTGTATATGTGCTATCGCTGATATTATTTATAAAAATGATGCCATCCCATCAGCAAAATATGGTATATCAAGTGAATCCACTGACGGGCACTCAGTTTCATATGGTAAAGCAAAGACCAAAGAGGAATTAAGTGATGAGATTTTATCTGCTGTTCAACTTTATCTAGCTGCTACCGGATTGCTCTATGGAGGTGTAGACATATGCTTGACTGCAAAGAATTGGTAACGCATGTGTATAAGAAATATGATTCCACAACAAGACAAAATATTCTCGTTTCAGAAATCATTAAAAATGCGTCGTGGTTCAGAACCCAGCAATCCAGTATAAACAATACTACTGTTGAGGCAAAAGACATTATCAAGGTTAGAATTTCACTCGAGAGTATTGAAAATATACCGGAGATAAGCAAAGGTGACATCATGATCCGCGGAAAGGCTGATATTGATAATCTAAGTTATGGCCAGATAAGAGAAGAATACCTTGATAGTTTTACTGTAGGAACTGTTACCTATAATTTAAATAGCCTTCCTTATTCTAGACATATTCGATGTGAAGGAAATTAGGATGGCTAAAATTGTAGTTGAAACACCTAGAGGAAAGATTATTCAGACAAAATCCAAGAACGGAACTATAGTAGCTGAATTAAAATGGAAGCCAGGATTTGGCAGTGAGTATTCAGCTAAGTACAATCAGGCTCAGTCTTTTGTAGATAGTGAGGTTTTGAGATTGTGTGATCCTCTTACCCCAATGCGAAGCAAGGCTCTTCTTTTATCAGGTACATTAGCAACTGATGTAGGGAGTGGACTGGTTCAGTACAATGCGCCTTATGCAAGATATCATTATTATGGAAAACTGATGGTAGGACCGGCACCAAAGAAACTGACTGAAATAGATTTGACCTATGAAGGTGCCCCACAAAGAGGAGCATTTTGGTTTGAAAGGATGAAAGCGAATGATGCAAAAGCAATTCTAAAAGGAGCTGGTAAGATTGTCGGAAAATAAAATGCGTATCAAGGCCATTCGTGATTATTTCATGAAATGTCCTCATCTAAAGGACGGATGCTTGAATATAGATTATTTGAATCCAGATGAAAAGATTCAGTATTCTATCAATCCGACAGTGACATCCAATCCAATAGTGAAAAGCTATGTTGACGGGTCGACACTTCGACAATATCTCTTTAACTTTTCAAGTTCTGAGATTCGTTCATCAGATGTCATTGATCAGATTGAAGCATCAAATTTCTATGAAAATCTTCAAGAGTGGATAGAAATAAACAACAGCAAGAATATCTTACCTGAATATGAAGGTATCCAGAGCATTGAAGTTCTTGCACCAGGATATATGTTCAATGCTGATTACAAATCAGCAATTTATCAAATACAATGTAGAATTACATACATGAAGGAGGCTTATTAAATGAGTGATACTGTAAAAGAAGAATTAGTCAAAAGATCAAGAAAAGTGGCATTCATGGGTGTTCTTTCTGAAGATACAGAAACATTCACAAGAATGACTAAATTTACAGATTTTTCAAAATCTTCAAATCCAACTGAGTATTCTCGTCAATATGTTGATGAAGATGGAGAGGTCACAGATGTAACAGGTTATTCGCCGGAAATTTCATATGCATTTGATTACTATACAAATAATGCAGTTCATGGAGATATTATTGATATTACGGATAATGAAAAAACAGGTGATGAAGCTGTTAGAAATATCATCATCGTTGATTTCACTAAACCTGTGGAATCTCAGGAAAATCAATTCTATGGTAAAAAAAGACCATATGCAATTATTCCAGATTCAGAAGGTGATTCAACAGATGCCTATACATACAGCGGTACATTAAGAAACAAAGGTGCTTTTGAAGAAGTAAAGGTGCAAAGCACTGATGACTGGAAAACATGTACAATTGTTACTGAATCATAAAATAATTAGGAGGATAGAGCCATGAGCCAAGAAAAAAATACAATTTGGAGCATCAATGGTCTTGAACTGGAGATGGACTTGGATGATGCGGAAATATTGGAAAAATACGAAGAAGCTTTTACTGAAATGGATGTTCAGGAAAAAGAATTTCCGAAAGATGGTAAGACATCTGAAATTGTAAGAAGATATTGTGATTTATATTATCGTCTTTTTGAAAATCTTTTTGGTAAAGATAATGCTGATAAGATAGTACAAAAGAAATATCATATGGGACAATGGGAAGAAGTTTATGCATCTTTTCTTAAATTTGCAAGTTTGCAGATGAATGCTATTAATACAAGAAGAAATGCTATCATTCAGCCAACTAAGAATAGAGCAGCACGTCGTTCTAAACAGAAGGCAATGAAATGATTAATCTGCTCACCGATGACCTTCCGAGAACTGTTTCTGTAGATCATAACAGCTATATGATTTATACGGATTTTCGTGATTATATAGAACTCCAACAAATGATTATGGATGGTGTAGATGATTATGTTATCGTTAATTATATCTGTGGTCTGTATATGAATGAGAAGCCCAGCGATTTGAAAAAATGCATTCATGCTATCAATACATTCATGAAAGGTAATGTAGATGGAAGCAAGGATGACTCCCATGATAGCTCATTCAATGGGAAGAAGGCATCAAGATTTGCTTTTTCATACAAATATGACGCGCCTTATATTATAGGAGCTTTTTTAGAGTGTTATGGTATTGATCTCATGACATGTGAATATATGCATTGGTGGAAATTTAATGCGTTATTTGACTCATTGAATGAAAATACAGAACTCAAGAAAAGAATTGCCTATAGAATGATGGATATTTCAAAAATTAAAAATAAAGATGAAAAGAAAAGAATAAGAAGAATTCAAAAGCAGATAGCTATTCCTGTCGTAAATGTTATGAGCGATGAAGATATAGCCAATGCTTTTTAGGAGTTGAGAGATATGGAAAAACCACCATACAAAAGAATTTGGTACGCTTGTCCTTATTGTGGCAAACGTTTATTTATATATGATAATACTGCTCTTGTTAAAGGAGTGTATATCAAATGTAAAGGATGTAATAAGGAAATAAAAGTACAGATTAAAGTGCACTAAGAGAGCCTTGAGCCATGCGTCAAGAAAGTGAGGAAGGAATGCATGGCAAGCAATGTTGATGGTACTTTAAAATTTGATACAAAAATTGATGAGAGTGGATTCAATGATGGAACCCAGAGTATAGGTAACAGTGCTAAAAAAGGCATGTCGATTGTGACTAAGGCTTTTGCTGCTGGTACGGCAGCAATCAGTGCTGGTGGACTTGCAGTCATAAAGATGGGGTCAGACTTTGAAGCACAGATGTCACGCGTCAAGGCTATTTCTGGTGCTACTCAAGAGGACTTTCAAAAACTTAGAGATCAGGCTTTACAATTAGGAGCTGATACATCATTTTCGGCTTCACAGGCAGCTGAAGGGATGGAAAATCTAGCAGCAGCCGGTTTCAGTGTGACTGAAACTATGGAAGCTATGCCTGGTTTGTTGGATTTAGCAGCAGCATCTGGGGAAGATCTTTCAGCATCTTCAGATATTGCAGCTTCAGCCATCAGAGGGTTTGGTCTAAAAGCTTCAGAAGCTGCTCATGTTGCCGATGTTCTTGCGGCAAACGCAAACATGACAAACTCATCTGTTGCTCAAACAGGTGAAGCACTAAAATATATTGCCCCAGTTGCTCGTGCAGCAGGTATTTCATTAGAAGAAACATCGGCTGCTATTGGATTAATGGCTAATGCTGGTATCCAAGGAAGTCAGGCGGGTACAACATTACGTGGAGCTTTATCACGATTATCTAAGCCGACTGATGACATGTGTCAGGTGATGGATCAGTTAGGATTAGAGTTCTATGATAGTGAAGGCAAGATGAAAAGTCTTCATGATCAGATTGAGATGCTTCAAAAAGCAACAAAGGGTATGACTGATGAACAGAGAAATAATGCTCTTGTTACTCTTTATGGTCAGGAATCATTATCTGGTATGCTAGCACTTATTAACGAGGGACCTGATTCATTAGATAAACTCACAAAATCATTCCAGGAATGTGATGGCATAGCCAAGGAAACGGCTGCAACAATGCAGGACAATTTCCAAGGAGCTTTTGAGCAGATGACAGGGTCATTGGAAACACTTGCGATTCGTTTATACGACAGTGTTTCTGAGCCGCTTAAAAACTTAGCTGTTCTAGGAACGGATGCAATCAATCAGCTCACTACTGGATTGCAGACGAATGGTGTTGCTGGAATGGCAATGGCTGGAGCAAATATAGTTGGAAGTTTGATTTCATCATTTTTGACACAAGCGCCGTTGCTTTTGTCTCAAGGAATGACGATGGTTGCTCAGCTGTCACAAGGACTTGTTCAGGGAATACCAAATCTCATTTCAAGTGCCTTGACGATGATACAGACTTTTGCTACTAATCTAGCTAATCAGGCACCTGTAATCATACAAAAAGGATTTGAGATGCTGTCAAATCTCGTTCAGGGGATTTTGAATGCACTCCCAGTCATGATACAGCAATTGCCTCAGATTATTACGACATTTGCTAATATTATCAATGATAATTTCCCAACGATTCTGATGAAGGGTGCTGAATTACTGCTTCAATTTATTAAGGGAATTTTATCTGCAATACCAACTTTGATAGCAAATATTCCACAAATTATTCAAGCTATTATAAGTGTGATTTTGGCTTATAACTGGTTGAACTTAGGAAAACAGATCATTCAATTTTTTGGTAATGGAATTTCGAAAATGGTATCTTTTGTAAGTTCAAAAGCTGGAGGCATTTTTAATACAGTTGTGAACGCTCTTAAAAATCTGCCGCAGACTTTGATGAATCTTGCAAAAAACATGATTTCAAAATTTGGGAAATCTATAACGAATGCAACTGGAACCGTCAAAGGTGCTGTTAAAGGTGTTTTTAATGCCATAATCAATGGGTTTAAATCGTTACCATCTCAAATGGCTTCTATTGGAACCAATTTGGTAAAAGGATTATGGAATGGAATCGGAAATGTAAAAGATTGGATTCTAGGAAAAATCAAGGGATTTGGAAGCTCTATATTAAATGGTATAAAGAGTTTCTTTGGTATAAAATCTCCATCTAAGGTATTTGCAGATGAAGTTGGTAAATTCATGCCAATGGGTATTGAGGTTGGTTTTGCAAATCAATTGCCTAAATCTTTCAATTTAATAGATAAGCAGTTGGGTACAGAATTGAATGATTTGAAGGGTGTTGCAATGGATTATAGTTTTTCTAAACCGGCATCAACCGTTTCAACTAGCACTACTTATAACACATATTCTAATGATGATCCGATTGACTATGAACGTATAGGAAACGAAACAGCAAATGCCATTAAAAAATCAAATTTATCTGTATCTATAAACAGAAGAAAAGTTGGAAGACTGGTAGAGGAGGAAATTAAGTAATGAGTTCATTGTATTATCAAAATTCAAGAAGTGAAATTGTTGATTTTATTAAAGATATACATCTTACCGATATTTCTGAGCTCTATTCCTACTCATATAGTAATTTGTCCGACAATAATGTAATCAAGAAACTTTATCGTGGAATTACCGATTTTAAAATTAAGGGTGATATTTATTCACAAAAATATGATAGTTGTCAGGAAAAATTTGATTATGATGTTATTCATAATGAAAAAGGAAGATTTTACATTGGAGAATACTATATGCAATGCTTCATTACATCAATGGCGCCACAAGATGTATATTTTAAGAAGTTTATTCATAATCACACATTAACAGTCACGACCGATACACCTTACTGGATAAAGGAAACAAGATTCTCTTTTGTTAAGAGCTTGGAAATCAAAATGGAAGGATTTGCATATCCGTTTGAATATCCTTTTACCTATGGAAATGCAACAGGTACATCTTCTTTTACGAATGATTCAATCAAGGATAGCAATTTTAAGATGATCATCTATGGTCCTGTATCCAATCCGTCAATTTCGATTAATGGAAATATCTATACAGTCAGTACAGATATATTAGCTAGCGAGTATCTTGTTATTGAGTCAACGAATAGAAAAGCATACAAGGTTGGAATGAATGGTGAAAAGACAAATGTATTTTCTAAACGTGGACTTGATTTCGATATCTTCACGAAGATTCCTTCAGGAAGAAACACAATTCAATGGTCAGGGGCTTTTGGTTTCGACATGTACATCTATGATGAAAGGAGCAAGCCTAAATGGATTTCATCTATACAGGAAATGATCTAGTCGATATTGACTATCTGGACAGACAGATGGAACTTGATATGGAAATAGGGTCCTATCTTTCATCTTCACGAAACGATTTTGAGTTGACAGTTCCTTATTCAGTATGGAATTCAAAATTCAATGAAGGGTCAATAGTCTATGATAATGATGAAACCAGTGAATATGGTGGAAGAATCCAGGGGATCACCAGTGATACTGCAAATGAAAGTGTCACCCTCTATGGATATACCTGGAGAGGGCTTATATCAAAAAAATATGTCGTGCCACCATCAGGTCAGGCATATTATCAAGCACGTGGTGATGCAAATGATTTCTTAAGAGCAATCTTGGATGATCAGTTTGATGGCTTGATAGTAGGTTCTACTGAACTATGTGGTGTTGAAATCAATCGAGACTTACGATATGTTAATATGCTAGAAGCTATTGAAAAGACTTTAGCTGATGTAGGACTTAAATTAAAGATAACTTTTGATATGCAAAACAAGTGTGCTGTATGTTCAGCTGCTCCAATCGTTAATTACAGCAATGATACAGAATTGAATAATGACTATGGTTACAATCTTGTAGCAAAAGCTATAAAGAATGGATATAACCATGTCATTTGTCTTGGTCAAGGAGAACTGACAGAAAGAACAGTTATCAATCTTTACAGATTGAATAATGGGACTGTTACGCAGGATGAATCCTTGGCCATAGCTGATGGAAATGTCGGCATAAACAGAAGAACAATGCTGTATGATTATTCCTCTGTAGAAAGTGAAGATGAACTTTTGCAGGGTGGAATTGATCAGCTGAATGAGAACCAGGATACCAACACTCTTGAAATCAGCAATGTAGAAAATGTTGACATTGGTGATATAGTCGGTGCAAAGGATAGAATTACAGGCATCTACATGCAGAAGCAGATTATATCAAAGGTTTTAAGTGGATATGTGGATAACATTGATATTGAATACAAAGTGGGTGATAAATAGAAATGGCAAAGCTTATTGTTAAGACAGGGCAGGAAGTGGAAGCAAGAGACCACGCCCTGTTTTTTGATGGTATTTTTAGAGGAAATGGTGTCATGCATCGTGGCAATGAATTGGAGCTGACAACGCAAACAGCCAATCTCGTTAAAATAAAGGACGGCATAGTCGTCATTCAGGGGTGGCCGTATATTATCTATCCTGGAGAAGTCATTGACGTGAGCATTGACAATGGAACTCAAAACATGAAAAGAAATGACATCGTTGTTGCTGAGTTTACGAATGTTGATGGTGTGCAGACAATGACAATCAAGGCCATTAAAGGTACCCCAAATGAAACGATTGCTGCTGATCCCGTTCTTACACAGCAGGATACATTGGATGCAGGCACGACATATCAGTTTCCTCTCTATAGAATTCGATTGAACGGAATAAACATAGAGGGAACTGATGATTTAAGAACTTTTGTTAATAATCTCAACAATGCTCCACAGGTAACAGCTGTCACTGATGAATATGTGGAGATGGAAATTAATTTTGATGAATAATTTTTATGATGAAAGGAGAATAGAATGGCAGTTAAAACAGTTCAGGCAGTAATCAATGGGCAGACTTATAATCTTACCAGAAACTCTGGTACAGGCAAATATGAAGCAACGATTACTGCACCGAATAAGTCCAGTTACGGACAAGCAAATCATTACTATGATGTGACCATTAAGGCAACAGATGATGCTGGAAATGTAACAACAAAGAATTCAAGTGATGCAACACTAGGTAATTCACTAAAGCTTTATGTAAAGGAAAAAATTGCACCAACACAGACTATTACATATCCTACATCATCAGCATTGATTACAAACAACAAGCCTGCAATAACATGGGAAGTAAAGGATAATGACAGTGGAATAAATCCAAATTCCATTGGTATTACAATTAACAGTGGCACAAAGATTACCTCTGGTATAACAAAAACACCAATAACAGGTGGATATAAATGTTCCTATACACCAGCTTCTCCATTAAATGAAGGCAACAATGTGATTAAGGTGGATTGCGCTGATAATGATGGAAATGCAGCTACACAGGTATCTGTAACATTTAAGGTCGATACAGTGCCACCAACGCTTAATATCACAAGCCCTACACAAGGATTGATTACAAATAAATCTACTGTTACAGTGAAAGGGACTACGAATGATGCAACATCATCACCTGTTCTTGTTGTCATTAAAGTTAACGAAGGGGAAGACATAAGTGTAACAGTTGGAAGTGACGGTTCATTTACAAAGGATATAACCCTTGTTGAAGGCAATAATACAATTAAGGTTATTGCGACAGACAGTGCTAAGAAGCAGACTACAGTAACGAGAACTGTTGAATTGGATACAAAACCACCTGTCTTTGGTGCAGTGACACTCACTCCAAATCCTGTAGATAGTGGAAAGACATTTGTTATCTCTGTCGAAGTTACAGATGCTTAAAAGAGTATTTGGAACATCAAATGGTCTTGATATAAATTTTACAAAATCAGATGATGGGAAGTGGATAACGACTATTCCTAGAGATTTGAGTGGAATATACTATCTTGAACTGTATGCAGAAGATGATGCAGGAAATATTGGCTATATGGCTACAGTAGTCATGAAGTTTGACCCTGTTTCTTTCTGCGTTAAATTTGATGTTGTTGAATTTCAAGGGAATGCTGAAATGAGAGAATTCATTGAAGCATTTCATACGAAAAATCATTATGATACAGAATTCAAAGGAGGAGATAATGGATGTTGCTGCTAAAAGGTGAAAAGAGAAGCATTGTCATGTCAATTGTATCTTCCGATGATGTAGAATTTACCATCTCAACTGCAACAGTGGAGATGACAAAAGGATGCAAGAGCATATCTTCAATTCCATGTACTATTTCAGAGCATGATATTTCCTTCTCTATTGATACAAATGACTATGATACAGGATACTATGATATTGTCGTTACATTCAGTATTGGTCCTGAGATATTGAAAAGAAAGAAGGAGATTCAGATTGTCTGCTGAATATAAATTGTACAATGTAAAGCTATCAAAGCAAACTGTTTCAACAGGAGAACGTTTCATCATTCAAGTAGACATCATAGACTGGGACTGGATAAAGAAGAATATCGCAACATGGAATACATTGAAAACCAATTTCGCAAAGTGGGGTGATCTGATTGGCAATTGAACATATAAGTTTAGTCTTACCAAAGACTACTGATCCGCCAGACATAAATGTAATCAATACCGCTTTGAAGGAAGTTGAAACAAAACTAAATGCTACAATTGATCAAATCAATGATGCAATAATCTATGTATCACAAACTGATGAATACGTAGAAGTAGAAATACCAGAATAGGAGGAAAACTATGGATAAAATAAAATTCACCCACGCCCGCAAAATTCATGCGGGGGGGGGTACAAAATACCGCAATATTATCAGAAAGGAGGATGCTATCGAGAGAAGATAGCATCTTCTCTTTTAGACAATTTGGAAAGAAACGAGGTGAGTGCTTGTAGCATTCACCGTGATGATTCGTGAAATTTAAATTCTTAAGACACGAAACGCAGGAATATTCTTTATATAAAGAGATTAATACTGGAAAAACATGGACTGATGGAAAAGTTGTCTATAGAAGGACATTCAATATTACACCAGGAAAAACTATAGAACTAAATGCATCAATTATGTCTTACGTATCAATAACTGGATTTGTAATTTTAGATGGTGTTTTTATACAGAATTTACCATTCATTAGTGGAACAGGAGATATAATATGTTCTGCTACCATTGAAAGAAATGTTTTAAAATTAGAAAACAGTAGTGGATATGATAAGAGATTGAATGCATTCGTATCTGTTGAATATACGAAATCATCATGATCAAAAATGCTACAAGCGTATAGATGCTTCTTAAACTATTGTTGAAAAATCAACAAGCTTCAGGATTTACAATTAAGCATTGTAATAACATTCTTGATAATTCCATAGAGAAAAATGGTCTTGTTGAATATTATAATAATGATACTCTAAATATCCCACCTGAGTGTGATTATGGATTCAAAATAATGTTTGTTGTTCCAGGTGAATCAACAATTGTTATTTTGTTTGATATATCACAGCCGGTTATTGCCATAGCAAAAGGAATTGGATATGAATGGAAAGGGTGGAGTTATATTAGATATTAAAGATAGTGATCTTTCTAGATAGCAAATTAATTTATGTTAAAAGTTAAAAATAACCTTCGAAAAATAGTCGGGGCGGGTCAGAATTCTGGCCAGAAATACAACTTTATCAAAATCATGCTGGAAGGAGGTTGCTGTCATTTAGAGAAAGCAATCTCAACAGAAAGAGAGGTGAACGCTTATTAGCGTTTGCCGAAGGTGATGTGTTATGAGCAAGATACAAGTTCCAACTAAGGAATATGTAGATAACTTTTCTCATCCAATTGCGATTATATGCAATGAAAGTACTGATACGATTGTAGTTGACTTTTATAGAAGTGGGAAGTATGCAGGATTGCTTATCTGGACGTTTAATAGAGATGTATGTTTATATGGCTTAACTATTCAAAACACAGAAAAAAAAGAAGATAGCAGTGTAGCGATATACACAATTTTTAAGGGACCAGAATCAGCCTCTAGAAATATTACTGCGTATGTCGTTTCTGTAGATGAAGAAAAAATTGTTATCGGATTGACAACAAATGTAAAATTCTGGGATGTTGCGACAGTTATCGCACCTTGCAAGACAAGCGGTCATGCTCATAATTAATCAAACGCTATAAGCATTTATGAAAGTAAAATTTCCTAATAAAGAATACGTAGATAAAGAAACGAATTATTCACAAGTCTACAATGACTGGGGTTTGAAAGGATTCGTCAAGAAATGTAAAGGGATGACAATTGTACATGTGGAAGGAGTACTTAACAACAATACTTCATCTGCTGGCGATGCGTATCCAATAATTACATTTTCTAACTCTCTGGTTGACTGTCCACACGTAATCGGTTATCGAATTGTGGATGTTAATGGTGGGCAATTTGGATATGGTGTTTTATCAGGAAATACATTAAAAATTTTGCCGGATGAAGGGAGTACATTAAATAGAGGAACCACAATAAATCTTACATTTATCTATTGATTCTCTCTTTCTGTGACAGCGAAAGAAAAATGAAAAGAATGAAACACCCGGTTGCGTGTGACACACACACACACACACACACACACACACAACCTTTACAAAATGTTTATATCTTCTACAGAGAGGGGGCTACAATGTAGCTCCTTCTTGCATGAAGGGTGGTGTCAAGCTAGATTAAGCAATTACGAACTAACATACAATGGTTGCAAAAAAGAATTATATCTTGATGCATATAAAAAATTTGAAAATAAATGTATTGAAATACAGTAGAGGTGGAGGTATATGAAGAAAATGGAGAAAATTTTCAGTAGCGTTGTAGCAATTATTGCTACTTTTTTTACATATTTATTTGGAGGATGGGATATCGCACTTATAGTGCTTATTACATTTATGGTGTTAGATTATGCAACAGGTGTGATCTATGCGTGGATTAGCAAAACATTGAATTCCAATATTGGTTTTGAGGGGTTAATCAAGAAATGTATGATTCTTGTTGTGCTAGTTGTTGCCGTATTGCTTGATAGAATGATCAACGGGGAAACATGGGTATTTAGAACTTTAGTTTGTTATTTCTATATTGCAAATGAAGGTATTAGTCTATTAGAAAATGCATCAAATCTTGGAGTCCCTGTTCCAAATAAAATAAAAGATGCTTTAGAACAATTGAATAATTATGAGGAACAAGAGTAGTCATTCGACTGCTCTTTTAAATTAGAAATGAATATTATAAAAATAGGAGGAAAATTTTATGGCTGAAAATTACGAATTCATTGAGGAAGAAGTTGAATTTGATGAAGAACTTTATCATCAGAACATGCAGGAAAATGACTTCTCAGCTTGGGATGATGAAGTTGGTAAAGGAGATGATCAATAATGGCTAAAACTATTACATGGACTAAAATGCTTGTACCAAGTTCAAAATATGATATTAAATGTCCTTACTCGATGAATCCTAGTGCAGTAACACGTCATGATACTGCCAATGATGCATCTGCAATGTCAGAAATTTCATACATGATTGGTAATAGTCTTGAAGTTTCTTATCACGTTGCTGTAGATGATTACAGAGCTGTTCAGGGGTTGCCATTTAATAGAAATGGTTGGCATGCTGGAGATGGTTCTAAAGCTACTGGTGGTAATAGAACATCTATCGGAGTAGAAACTTGCTACTCAAAATCAGGTGGAGATAGATATGTTAAAGCATGTGATAATGCATTAACCGTCATTGCTAAGATTTGTCATGATGAAGGTATTCCAGTAACTCGTGTTTTCTATCATAAACATTGGAGTGGCAAGAATTGCCCTCATAGACTAATTGCTCAAGGAGTTACAGAAGAAGAGTATAGAACGTTGGTACAAAACAGATACAATGAAATGTATGGTGGTGGAAATGTAGTCAATACAAGCAAGCCATCTACTTCTGCATCAGGATTAAAACATAAGGTGGGTGAAACTGTATCATTCAAAGGACTTGCCACTTCATCTACTGCAAGCTCTCATACAACTAATATTGCAGTAAAGAAAGGTAAGATTACAAGAATTGTATCAGGAGCTAAATATCCTTACTTGATTAATGGTGGTACTGGATGGGTAAATGATTCATTAATTACTTCTGGATCATCATCAAGTACTAGCTCATCTTCTACTTCATATTACAAAAAATATACTGGAAACAGTACATCATTGGATACTATTCTTAAAGATATTGGAGTACCAAGTACATACTATGGTAATTGGGAAAAGAGAAAACCTTTAGCAAAAGCTAATGGAATTAGTAGTTATTCTGGTACTGCAAGCCAAAATGAAAAATTAAAATCCTTAGCTAAGACTGGAAAGCTTAAAAAAGTAGGTTCTTCTAGTTCTAATAGCAGTGGATCATCATCTTACTACAAAAAATATACAGGAAGCAGTAACTCTTTAGATGCCATTTTTAAAGCGATTGGAGTTCCAAGCAGCTATTATGGAAGCTGGGAAAAACGTAAACCAGTAGCAAAAGTCAATGGTATTTCTAATTACACTGGTACTGCATCACAGAATGAAAAACTTAAATCCCTTGCAAAGTCTGGTAAACTCAAAAAGGCATAA